TTAATCGGCTTTTGAACGGAAAACAGCCATTGTTTTCTTAATTGCATCGATTAGACCAAGAGCAAAGCCTTGATGATAGTTAAGCGCACCTTTTTCGTGGAAGTATCTAAACTCAACAAAACCGTCATTGATCAGCTTTAACTGGTTACGATAATCCGTCCAGTTAGCACCGTACTGACCCTGCATATGCGTAGTAAAAACTTGATCTCGAACTTCCCAAGGCAGCTTATCGAATAGCTTTTCAATCTCGTGACCACCGACCGTCTGGCCAAAAACTTCATGCAACGCCTTTAAATACAGCTCGACCGAAAACGCCAGACAAACGAAATCAACCACACCTGTCGGCATCTCATTCGCTCCGGATATCTGTGATAATGGAGGCAAATGAGGATTTTCCTTATTCCAGGAAACGGCGCGATTTTGTCTCTTACGAAGCTGTTCCTTCTCATGCTTTTTAATCACATGATATGCGTTGAGGAAGGCCTCCGCTTGTAACTCAATCAACATCATCACACTCCGCTGTTTAACTTTGACGGAACAGCGACAGTACAAGTCTTTCGCTTGTTATGGTCTGTCAAAATCTGAGGCCATCGGAAAAAGGTAACAAGAGTAACAACTATATAAGTTATCTATCTAACTATCTATAAAGTATAAGAAAATCAGCACACAAGAAAAGGTTGCAATAGAGTTGCAAAAGGTAACGATGTTACCTTTCCATAGAGTTGCAAAATGAATAAAGAAAACCGTTTTATATCAATAATGTAACCTTTTTCCACTTGGATTGTTACCACGTGTTACTTTTCAGGGTAACGCCATTTCACACATAAAATCAGATACTTAAGTCATGATCTTATAGGCTGTAACGCCTGTTACCTTTTTCCGACGCGAAAACCAGAAATGGACCTGAGCAGTGCAACACACCAGATCCCCCTGTCAGACAGTTGATGCAAAACTGTGCCGAGAAATGCAGAACTTTTTCTGTTTTAAAATCCCTGCAAACTCCTGTCCGCCATTGGCTTCAACGCACATTCTGCATTGCAGAATTTTCGACACATAAAGAGCGAAGGCGTGGCGGGGGGAGACTGCGATTTTTTGGCTGTTTTACCCCCTGCCCCCCCCATTCTGATCAGGCGGGAAGTTGGATAGCATGACCTGCAACCAACACTACCTTAAATAGTATATGCCTCATGTGTAACTTGAACTGGCCGGGTTATCCCGGCCTTTTCTTTTTCGCATGAGGTTATCCGTATGACTGCCCGATCCGATTTGATTGCATCCCCGCGTCCCGTCCAACCCATCGCCCCGGTTGCCCCGTATGTCGGCGGCAAACGCCTTCTGGCCAAAACAGTGATCGAACGCATCGAAGCCACCCCGCATAAAATCTATGCCGAACCGTTCGTTGGCATGGGCGGAATATTCCTGCGCCGCAGATCCGCTCCACGCCATGAAGTGATCAACGATATATCGCGGGATGTGTATGGCCTGTTTCGAGTGCTTCAGGAGCATTACAGCTATTTCGTGGATTACCTGAAATTCCAGCTGGCAAGCCGTGCTGAGTTTGAGCGCCTTCAGGAAGTCGCCCCCGACACCCTGACCGACATTCAACGCGCCGCCCGGTTTCTTTATTTGCAACGCACCGCCTTTGGCGGGAAAGTCCGGGGCCGCAGTTTTGGTGTGAATACAGACAAACCATCGCGGTTTGATCTGACACGGCTGGTACCGATGCTTGATGATCTTCATGAGCGGTTGGCCGGGGTGGTGATTGAATGCCTGCCCTATGCCGATTTCATCGCCCGCTATGACAAGCCCGATACCCTGTTTTACCTTGATCCGCCCTATTGGGGATCGGAAGACTATTATGGCAAGGAAGTCTTCACGCGGGCGGATTTCGAAAGGCTGGCCGGGATCCTGTCAACCATCAAGGGCCGCTTTATCCTGTCATTGAATGACACAGCCGGAGTCCGGGAAACCTTTGGCGCGTTCTCGATCGAGGCGGTGAAAACCCGATACAGCCTGAACGGATCAAAGCCGAAGGAGACTGGCGAAGTCATCATCACCAATGGCTATCCAACCACAACCTGATTGACCAATTTCATGCCAGGCGCAAAGCTGGGGGCCTTCGACTGGAATGCCTCCCTGATGCACCGAGAAGGCCCGCGTTTTCCATCAAACGCGGGCCTTTTTCTTTAGATTTTGTCTATCAAAGCAATCAGGGTCTCTAAAAGCCCCGTCAGTGCCACGACAAGATCAGTTAAATGCTTGAACATTATAACTTCTCCTTACCGCAGACAGACTTTTTCCTACGACTGAAGGAGGGGCTGAATGTTGACAAGCAACGTTCAAAGGGCGATAGTCACTTTGCAAAGAGGACTATCCAACCTTGACCCCGGTCTGAGGTTTCGCAAGGCACCCCACATGGGGTGCCTTCGTCGTTTATGACTGGAACCCTCGCCCGATCCCTGAAATCTGTCAAGCGCTTTCATACGCCGAAATCCACAATATATTGTGGATATACAACGACTTAATGCAAAAAAATTTATTGAATGGGCGGTACTGAATTGAAAGAACTCACTTTTCAAAATTAATTTTTTATAGGCTTGACGTTCTCTTTACGTTCTCAGATTTCTATGATCGGGACAGGGCCAAAGGTTGGCCCAATGGAAAATCAGCTTTTCGACTTACCCATCTTCAGGATCTGGTCACAGAAGGAGTATGCGGCACTTGGATGCCGCTGCGCTTGCGGACGGCGAAATGCCGTCATGCTTTGGCAGGATATCTGCAAGCGGCATCTGGGCCAGAATTCCCCCCGCGAGATACGAAAAAGGCTGCGCTGCAGCAAATGCGGCGCCCCCCCTGTTGATGTCGTTCTAGTTACTTATGATCAAGTTTCGGAGTGGCTGAAACGAAATACAAAACCCAATATGTCCCCGTAAAAGTTGTGTTACTCTTACCGGTAGAAGATCGCGGATCAATTTTGGGGAGGCAAAGCAGATGCGATTTCGGAAATCATTCAAGATAGCTCCGGGCATTAGAGTAAATGTTGGAAGTAAACAATCATCCCTCAGCATTGGCGGAAAAGGTTTCACAACCAACTTCAGTAAAAGAGGTACTCGAACAACGGTCGGGATTCCCGGATCCGGTTTAAGCCATACATTTTCACACTCAAATTCACCAAAAGGAAAACCACGAACGCCTAAACCGATGGGTATTTTACCTCCGAAAAAACGGTGGGAAATGTGGAGGATGATCGGATACTTCTTTTTGATCATATTTTTGGTCGGTTTTGCCAGTTCGCTATTTGGAAACTAAGCCTCTTTGATCTTCCCCATATAGTCCTTAAACGAAATCACCTTTTCACCAACCATGTCATTCAGTCCCTCAAGGGCTGCCATGATTGGCCGGATTTCGTTGTTGTGGAAGACTTCGGCGGCGTCCTGAATGCTACCGAAGCCACCGGCATTGACCGGCACGATGCCAAGCAATTGCGGCGGGACGCGGTGCGCGGCAAGGATATCGTCGCGGGTGACATTTTTCATGGATGAAAATTCGTCCTTGGCGGCGACTTCGGACAGCGGGATGACCTGAATGCCTTCCTTTTTGCCGTTCGGCGCGTAATAGAACAGGTTGCGGAAATTGCCCGGTCCCTTGGCGTTTTTAAGTGCCTCGCGCATGGCATCGACGTCTTCGGAGTTGGCGGCGGCATCATTCACATACAGGATGAACCCGGCATGACTGCCGTTCTGATAATACTTGCGGCGAAACAGGGTCGCGGCCTCGTTCAGCCAAGCCGATTGCAAAGCCGCCGTATAGGTAGGCAAACCATAGATTTCCTGATTGATGTCCGGTTCCTGAAGATGGGCTATCGCGCCTTCTTCAAATTCATGTTCCCTGCCATCAATCAGCATGCTGAACCGGTTATCCTTTTTCACCCGCGTCCAGCGGGCAAGCGCGGTTGTCAACCCGATCAAATTGCCCAGACGCGACCGGCGCTGCTCGGCAAACAGATTGCCAAAAACAAGAAAATCGGTCGTAAGGCGGGTGAATTCCTGCCGGGTTAAAAACCGGGACGGGATATAGTGCGTTGCCAGCTGATTGACCTTGAAGCGGATCGCGCTTTCATGGTGCGGATTGGACGGCAGAGACTTGGCCAGCCCGTCAAAGCTGATCGGTGGTTCATAGAAGGATCCGTTATAGGCGGAATGGAAGTAGCTGGCGACATTGCGCTTATCAAGCACCGGCTCCGGGTCGCCAAACGTGAATGCCTCTGCCTTGGGTGCCGGTTTCGTGGTGCGCTTTTTTGACTGCGCCATATCAGAAAATCTCCAGAATGGATTTGCGCTGGCTGTCTGCGCCAACGGCAACGCCTGTTTCGTTAAAATCAAGGAAGTCGATGCGATCAATCGCATGCATGATCGACCAGGCCACATCGGCATGGCCGGTTTCTTTGGATCGCGATGCGGCAAAGGTCATCTGGCCGCCCGATGCGGTGCTGGTTTTACGGATCGACATGAAGGCCATGCAGACATCGATCCAGCCATAGTCGAATTGCAGCATGCCCTTGCTGATCAGGTGCTTTGCCTTCAGGACAAGGCGGGTTTTCACTTCTGCCGAATATTTTATGGCAACCGCAGCCGGGAAGAACGCCTGGACAAGCTGGAACACACCGCTGCCGATCTGGGTCGCATCGATGCCGATATGCTGAACATTGTAGCGCAATGTCAGTCGCCGAATGACTTCGGCCTGTGCCGCCCAATCCGATCCGGTGGCATTGATCTTTTCGACAACGCGGTATTTGCCGTTGCTGGTCTGGGGCGGGGCGATGACGGTGATGGATGCGTGATCGCCGGTTTCGGACGGATCATAACCGATCCAGACCGGCAGGCTGCCAAGCGGTCGGTCGGCAAAGGGCGCAAAGTCGCCTTCCCATTCTTCCCATGCATCGCACATGCATTTGCGCAATTCATCGAACAGGAAGTAACTGGCGGTGTCATCGACCCAGCCGCACATGAACAGGTTCGTAAAGTCCTGATCGTTGTATTCGCGTTTCAACTGTTCGATATCAAACAGGTCGCAACCGGATTCCTCAGCATCGATGATCGTGACAATCTGACGCCACTGCCCGTCCGGCCCGACAGACCCGTTTTTCAAGGCATCATGCGAAACATCGAAGTCGGCGCGGTCGGCTTTGGCCCTGCCCTTGTTGTAGGATTCCCCAGACCAGAAGGCGTGCGCATCGTGATTGATGGTCGACGGGGTCGAGAAATATGTTTTGCGCCATTTCTTGTGCGTGGCCATGGCCGACGCGACCTTGCGGAATTCAAGGAATTTGCTGATCCACGCGTATTCATCAAGGTACACATGCCCATGATAGGACTGGGCTGTTTTGCTGTTGGTGCCTAGGAAGTAAAGCGTTGCCCCGTTCCATAGCGTGATCGGATCGCCCTTGAGTTCAACGCCCGTGATCTCGCGGACGAATTCAAGAATATACAGCTTGAAAACGTGCGCCTGCGCCTTTGAGGCAGAAAGGAAAATCTGATTATCACCGGTGGTGATCGCATCAATCAGGGCCTCGCGGGCGAAATACCACGTCGCGCCGATCTGACGGGATTTCAGGATATTGCGTTCGCGGTATTTTTTGGCTGCGCCCCAATTGATCTGATATCCGTAAAGCCCCTGTTCAAAGGCATCGACCAGCATCTGCACCTGATCTTCTGTCAGGTAATTCTTTTGCTTGCCCTTGGCCTTTTGCTTTTTGGCCTCGTTACGGTTTTCAATCTTGGGGTTAAGGTCGGCTTCCTTGCCGGTTTTGTCGTATTTCTGGATCCGCGCAGCGCGTTCCAGAAGGATACCGAGCTGATCCATTTCCCGCAGGTCGGTTTCGGATTTGTCTTCCTTGGCGATCAGACGCAAAAGCCGCACATCAATCGAGCTTTCCATCTTCACGACAAGCGGGGTGTCATCCCATTTGTCGCGCCGCTTCCATGCGTCGACCGTGCCATAGGGCACGTCAAGCCGCTTGGAGATATCGGCAACGGTGTAGGCCTGATGATAGAGGTTTCGCGCCTCAAGGCGCTTGCTTGCGTCGGTGTCTGTCATGCCTGCAGGTTACAGACGCCTTGCATAACAGCATTTGCGGGATGGTTGTTTGATGCCCGAACAACCACCGGGCATTTGATGTTTTCACCCGCTTGTCAGCAGCATTGGCGGAAATAGCGCCGATCCCCTGACCCAACAGAAGCTGAAGCGATGAAAACCAAATTCTTCCGCGTAGCGACTTCCGGCAAAACCATTGATGGCCGTGAAATCACCCCCGAACAAATCAACCAGATGGCCGCCAATTATGACCCGGCCATATACGGTGCCCGGATCAACTGCGAACACCTTATGAGCCTGCGCCCGCAGGGTGAGTTCCCGGCATATGGGGATGTTCTGGCGCTTAAGGCTGAAGACGACGGCAACGGCAACCGTGTACTGCTTGCCCAGATTGACCCGACTGATGATCTGATCAAACTAAACAAAGCCCGCCAGAAAGTTTACTGGTCAATCGAGTTGAACCCGAACTTTGCCGGAACGGGTGAGGCCTATTGCCAAGGCCTTGCGATCACCGACAACCCGGCATCACTTGGCACCGAAATCATCAAGTTCGCCACCCAGAACAAAGGTGCCCTGCCCGACAACCTGAAGTCGGAATGCGTTGAAGCGGATGTTTTCGAAGCCGAAGACGAACCGAAGCCAAAGGGCTCTGACCTGTTCGCCAAAGTCAAACAGATCCTGTCTGGCAAGGAAAAGTCCGACGACGCCAAATTCAGCCAGGTTGAACAGTCAACCCTCGCCATTGCCGAACAGGTCACCACGCTGTCCCGTGATCTTGAAGGCAAAGCCGGTACCAATACGGTCACCGAGCTTCAGGCGGAAATGACCAAGCTTACCCAAACCGTTGCCGATCTGACGGCAAAGCTGTCGAAAGAACCCGCCAACCCGGCCCGCCAGAAAAGCACCGGATCCGCGTCCGAAAACATGACCGACTGCTGATCTGCAGTCGGCCTCTTTCTTCTGCCAATAGATCGGAAATCTGATGAAAAACACCACCCGTACCCAGTTTAATGCCTATGCCGCGCATATCGCGCAGCTGAACGGCATTGATGATGCCACCGTCAAGTTCAATGTTGATCCGACCATTGAACAGACAATGGAAGAACGCATTCAGGAGAGTGCGGATTTCCTTGGTGACATCAACATCCTTCCTGTTGAGGAATTGAGTGCTGAGAAAGTCGGTCTCGGCATCGACAATCCGATTGCCAGCCGTACCGACACCACAACCAAAGACCGTGCGCCGCGTCCTGTCGGTGACATGACCGGCCAGACCTACACGGCCAAAAAGACCGATTTCGACACCTACATCACCTACCGGCAGCTTGATATCTGGGCCAAGTTCAAGGACTTCCAGACCCGCCTTCGCAACAAGGTGATCCAGCAAATTGCCCGTGACCGTCTGATGATCGGTTTCAACGGTACTTCAGCTGCAACTGAAACCGATATCGAAAACAATCCGCTTCTGCAGGACGTGAACATCGGATGGCTGCAACATATTCGCAACGATGCGTCAGAACGCGTTCTGAGCGGGATCAAGGTTGGCGCAGGTGGCGATTACAAAAACATGGATGCCGCTGTGTTTGACGCGGTCAATGAGCTGATTGATCCGTGGCATCGCGATGACAGCGCTTTGGTCGCAATCACTGGTCGCACACTTCTGTCGGACAAGTATCTTGGCCTGATCAATGACAATGACGCTCCGACCGAAAAGAATGCATTGCGCACCCTGATGGCCAACAGGACGCTTGGCAATCTTCCGGGGCTTGGCGTTCCGTTCTTCCCGACCCGTGGCGTTCTTATTACGAAACGGTCGAACCTGTCGATTTACTGGCAGGAAGGAAGCCGACGCCGCCAAATCATGGACAACCCGAAGCGTGACCGCATCGAAGACTTCAACTCGGTCAACGAGGCCTATGTTGTCGAAGATTTCGGCGCTTGCGCGTTCCTTGACGGCATCCTTCTGCCGGATGGTGAAGGGGGCTGGGCATAATGAAATCCCCTGCACGTACGCATTTTGAAAAGACCCTTGCGACCAAGCAGGCAGCCGCATCAAAAGATGCGGCTGCCATTCCCGCAGATGTTGGCATTGCTGCGAAAATGAAAGCCATGATGGCCGGTCACAAGACCATCCTGAAGGCGATCAAAAGCAAACTTGAAAAAGCCAGCGTCAAGGCCACGCTGCTGCCGGAATATGCCGCCTATGTCGAAGGCGTCATGGCATCCGGTTCCAATGCCCAGGATGATATTCTGGTCACTGTGATGTTGTGGCGTCTGGATGCCGGTGATTATGTCGGTGCGCTGGAAGTCGCGGCCTATGCGCTCGATCATGGTATGTCCATGCCGGAAAACTTCAAAAGCGACATTCCAACAACGATCCTTGATGTGATTGCGGACAACGATCCGTCTGTGGATCAGCTGCCCTTTGTTCTGGAAGCGATCGAGTTGACCAAAGATCACGACATGCCCGATGAGGTCCGCGCAAAGGCCCATAAGGCAGCGGGCAAGCTGCTTGCCGATACCGACCCGGCTGCCGCACTTTCGCACCTGAAGATCGCACAGGAGTTCAACCCCAATTCCGGGGTCAAGACCCAGATCGGTAAACTTGAAAAACAGATTGCGGATGCCGGTAACGCACCGGCTGCCGACTAACCTGGTCCCCCCGGCGCGGCGGCGGCGCGGAGAACGGATCTAGGATTTATCCGATGGTCCCGACTTTCGCCGTCGCCCGCCTCCTTTCTTTTTGGGGCAAGACGACATGAGCAGCTTTATCCCGTCAAACAACCCGGATGCGCAAAGTGCCCTGATCAACAATGACGGGTTCTATCCTGACATTGAACTTGATGAAGTTCGCGACCGCACCGGCCTTAGTGATGTTTTCTCAAATGCCCGCGTTGTCGCGGCCACACGGGACGCGATGATTGAGATCAATAGATCCCTTGGCGCGTGGCGGGCGACACAGACGGTTGAGGATCTGGCATCGGTGCCAGCGGCTTCTTACGGCGAAACAAGCGAAAAGACCCACCTGTATCTGACCGCCGTGTGTGCCCGCGTTCGGTCTGTGCTGGTCGATACCACACGGGATTACGACAGCAGCAAGTCGGGGCATGATCGCGCAGATGCGCTTGAACAAACCGCCGACCGCTGGCTGCAGATTTCCAATGAAGCTTTATCGCGCCTGATGGATCGCCCACGCACCAATGTGGAACTGATCTGATGGAAGTTGTCCGCGCCCAGCAAAAAGACACAGTCGATCTGCTGGCATACCGGCATTACGGGGACACAGACATGGTCGAGGCCATCTTGGAAGCCAATCCCGGCTTGGCCAAATACGGAACGCATCTGCCGCACGGTCTGCAGGTGAAATTGCCAGAACGTAAAGTCACCCCGTCGCGGGGCGTAAACCTGTGGGACTGAAGATGGATAGAACAACGCTGACCAACTATGCCGCCACCGGGGCCGGGTTTCTGGCAGGACTTACCGCAAACGAGCTGGTTGCGATTTTCTCGATCGTTATCGCGCTTGGGACGTTTTTCCTGAACTGGATTTACAAACACAAGCATTATCGGCTGGCCCAGAAGGCGGCGAACCTCAATCCACAAGGGAAAATCTGATGGAAAATGTCATCGTCGCATCATTTGGAATGAAGCTGTTTCTGGCGGTTATCGCATTCCTGTGCATGCGCGTTTCGCTTTGGATGGTTAACCGGGCGCTTGGTTTCGACCTTGGCCAATGGCTGGAGAAAGCAAATGATCAGGCTATTTCTGATTTTCATGGCCGGGTGTATCTGGGTGTCTGCATCATGTTTGGCCTCATCCTTTCCTGATCAGTACGACCGCGATTTTCGTAGTGCGTCCGGGCGATACATGCCCGGTCTTGATTGGCGTCTGTTGAAGGCACAATGCTGGCAGGAATCCCGGTTTAACGACAGGGCTGTCTCGCCAGTTGGTGCGATGGGGCTTTGCCAGTTTATGCCGGGAACATGGATGCAGATTTCCGGGCAACTGAATATGCCCGCAAACGCATCGGCATTTGCCCCTGAATTGTCGATCGAGGCCGCGGCTTACTACATGGCAAAGCTTCGGTCGCAATGGTCTGCACCCCGCCCGGAATACGACCGGCATAGCCTTGCCCTTGCCAGCTATAATGCTGGTCTAGGCAACCTGCTGACCGCGCAAACGCTGTGTGGAGGTGCCAATCTGTATCCCCGCATTGTCACCTGCCTGCCCGATGTAACGGGTCGCCATAGTCGCGAAACAATCAGCTATGTCGACCATATCTGGCGGTTCTGGAAACTGATGTTGTTGGGGGATTGATCATGCCGGGTCTTGGTACTCTGAAAGTCGTCGGTGCCTTGGTTGGTATCGCCCTGATTGCTGCCCTTGGCTTTACAGCGATGCGCCTGCAAACCGTTAATGCACGACTTGAAACCGCGCAGTCCAAGGTTGCAAACCTTCAGAAGACCAACGCGGAAAATGCCCTTGAAATTGCTGAATTCAAACGCATTCAGAAAAACACAGAAGCGACAATTCGGGCCGAGCAGGATCGTCGCAAAGATATTCAAAACCAGTTAGCCAACCTTCGATCGAGGATTGACGATGCACCGCATGATGGTTGTGTCGGCCCTGCTGTACATGCCGTTATTGACGGCCTGCGCGTCCAGTCAGCCGATCACAAAGATTGAAACAGTCAGGACAGTCGTGCCCGCCGCTTTGACCCGTTGCAAAGAGCGGCCACCGATGCCCGAACCGCCCGTAACCGATCAGAAGGTTGGCCGCCTGATTGTCGATCTGATCGATGCGCATGATGACTGTTATGGCAAGAACCAGCGCATCCGCGAATTGCAGGATATCGACCATGAAAAAGCTGACTGATGCCCGCAAATTCATACTGGCTTCGGGACTTGGTGTTAAAGCCAAGGATCTGCTGACATTTGCGGAAAAAGGCACGGTCGTCTCCTATCCCGGCGATGATCATCATAATCAGAATTTCCAGATCAACTATGTCGCGCATCTGATCCTGACGGATTTTGCCGGTGAGCCGCAGGACCTGTTGTTCATCATGACGCGATGGGTCACCGAAAATTGCCCGGATCACACCAGCGAACCCCTGCAATTCCATGTTGATATCATCAGCACCAAGGCTGCAGACGTGTCGATCAAGATCGAATTGCGGGAAACCGTTGCCGTCGAACCAGTGGACGGGGGCACGAACCTTGCACATCAGCCGGACGCGGACATGCGTGATATCGACATGAGCACGATTTTCCCCGGGTTGTCATAATGGCCCGAACAGAGATCAAAGGGTTCGCGGAATTCGACGCATGGATCGATCACGCCATCCGGGCATTGTCTCCTGCCGGCCGCAAAAAATTATTGCGAGATGTGGCGCGGGAAGTGCGCCGACGCAATCAGCAGCGCATCACCCGGCAAACGGATCCCGATGGCAATAAATGGCAACCGCGAAAACCTGACCGGGAAGGTAACATTCGCGGCGCAAAAAAAATGATGCTGGGATTCCGCAAGGCACGCAGGATGTTGATCAATGTCACCCCGTCTTCAGCGTCGGTTGGCTTCCGGGGAAAGACGGCCTCGATCGCATCGGTGCATCATTACGGCGCGTCTGACTATGTTGAAAAGGGCGGTCCACGGATCAAATATCCCGAACGTCCATTACTTGGCGTTTCGTCGGAGGATCTTCGGATGATCCGGCGCAAGCTGATCGACGCCATTGCCAACGGCAACTAGACAAATGTGGTTGTTTGCCTTTCATGCAACCAGCAGCCCCATGACCACATAAACCACGTGTGATCATCATCGGCGCATGTCAGAACACATCGCCGAAATCCTTCGCATGATCCAGAACATGATTGCCATCGGCACAATTGTTGCCGTCGATCATGCCAATGCACGTGTCAAGGTATCCATCAACAACCGACCACCCAGCCGGTGGCTTCCGGTGCCAGGCATGGTTGCGCAAAACTTTCGCGGAACCAATCATCTGCGCATTGGCACTCAGGTCATGGTGGGATCACCCTCCGGTGATCCGGCCAATGGTGTGATCCTTCAGGTTTTCTATTCTGACAGCCTGCCCACCGTATCAACCGACGGCGCGGTTGATACGGTGCAATGGAACGATGGCACCACCGTCACCTACAACACCGGCAGCAAACGACTGAAACTTCACAGTAGCGGTGATTTGGTAGTGTCGGCGGCTGGTGCCATCGGCATCCAGTGTGATGGTGATTTGTGGCTTAACGCCAATCACATCCACGCGCAGGAAGGGGGACTTTGATGCCAGCTGTCACCCTTAAAGGACATTCATGCACCGGTCACGGGTGCTGGCCGCCCCGTCCATCGAGTGAAGGTGAACCAAAATTCACTGTTGGCGGCATTCCGGTTCATTGTGAAGGTCATGCATGGGCGGCCCATACCTGCCCGGCCATTCCCGAAACGCATTCATCCGTTCTGTCATCCGGCGCACCGCGCTTTACGGTCGGGGGCAAGCAGCTTGGCCGGGTTGGCGATCCTGTCGCTTGTGGATCATCCGTGGCACAGGGCGATGACAGTTTCACGGTGGGGGATTGATCCATGAACCACGGCATGTCCCGCAGGAATGGCGCAAAACTGACCAAGCGCGAACATATCGGCCAATCGGTCGAAGACATCCTGAATACTCCGGTCGGCACGCGCATCAAGCGCCGCCAATACGGTTCACATGTCTTCGATCTGGTTGACAGTCCAGGCAACGCGACCGGTGCGCTTCAGATGATTGCGGCGACTGCTGATGCGATCGAGCGATGGGAACCGCGACTGAGCCTAAAAAACGCATCGGTTTCTGTATCCGCGAACGGACAGGCACAGGTTTCGATTTCCGGGCACATCAAGGATGACGGCGAAGCTGTGGCTTATGCCGTTAAGGTCGGGGGTAAATCATGACCAGCCGCTTTGACGCCATTGATCTTGGTGCGGTTCCTGTACCCGACATCATTGAAACACTGGATTTCGAGACGATCCTTGCCGAACGAAAGGCAGAGGCTCAAGCCGCATTTGAGGCAGCCGGAATCCTGCCCGATTGGAACCCCGATCTGGAATCCGATCCTATCGTCAAGTTGCTAGAGCAATCCGCCTATCGCGAGGTGGTTCTGCGCCAGCGCGTTAATGATGCCGCGCGCGCAGTTATGCTTGCCCACGCAAAGGGCAAGGATCTGGAAAATATCGGGGCTCGTTATCATGTTGTCCGCCAGACCATCGAACCGGGCGACGCAACCGCCGTGCCCCCGGTCGAACCGGTCATGGAAAGCGACCCTGCGTTTCTCACTCGCATCTTACTGGCATTCGAGGCCCTGAGCGTTGCCGGGCCGATTGGCGCTTACAAATTCCATGCCCGTTCCGCGCACCCACTGGTGCTTGACGTTGACGTGGTAAGCCCAGAACCCGGCCATGTGGTTGTTACGGTTATGGCCGCCACCGAAAGTGGCATCCCGTCCGAAGAGGTGCTTGATGCCGTCCGCAATGCCTTATCGCATGACGATGTATGTCCTTTGACGGATATGATCACGGTACAGGCTGCGTCGGCTATCAATTATGATCTTAAAGTCGTTCTGGAAGTCTATGGCGGCCCTGACAAGGATGTAATCCGCACGGCATCGGAAACCGGTTTGAATGCCTTCCTCGCACAGCAGCGGCGTCTGGGCGAGCCAGTGACGATTGATGGTGTTCACAAGGCTGCGCGTGTTGACGGTGTGCGCAAAGCCACTGCCTATCGGTCGGATGGCGAAACAGTGTTCTCCGATATCGTGCCAACCAATAGCCAGTTTCCCAACAGTACCGGTATTTCAGTCGAGGTGGCGGAATGACATCCATTTTGCCCCCGAACGCGACACCAATCGAACGTGCGATCGAGAAAACCGAGGAACACATCGACAGCCTTGATGTCCAGATCGACACTCTTTGGGATCCGTGGCGGTGTCCGGTCAAGTTTCTGCCATGGCTGGCTTGGGCTTATTCTGTCGATACATGGGATCCGGATTGGGCCGAGGATATCAAGCGGCGCGTTATTGACCAGAGCTTTGCCGTTCACCAGCGCAAAGGCACACGCGGTGCCATTCGTCGCGCCCTGGAGGCAATGGATCTTGATCTGATCAGGATCGTGCAATGGCACGAAGAAAACCCCCGACAGACCCCTTATACATTCCGGGTCGAAGTCGGCACGATTTCACGCGGATTGTCTGAAAAAGAACGCAGCCAGATCCTGTCCACGATTGAAGCCACGAAAAACGTTCGAAGTCACATGAACGATCTGCGCATTTACCTGCAGCAGATATCAAGGACACCCGTTCTCGCCGCTGCGCTGACCACGGGCGAGATCACCACGATTTACCCCTATGCGATCACTGACCGCGCCGTGCAGACCGCCAGACCGTTTCTGGCGGCCGGCATCTATGGTGCCGAGATCGCAACGGTTTATCCCCAAGGAAACCCGGCATGAGCGATTATTATACGATCTTCACCAAAATCGGCGTCGCCAAGATGACCAACGCGCTGGCGCTTGGACAGTCCGTTATTCTGACCCATTTTGCCGTGGGCGATGGCGGCGAGGAAGGCGACTATAACCCGATTGATACCCAAACTTCATTGCGGGGGGAGACTTACCGGGCACAGCTCAATGCCATCAATATTGATCCTGAAAACCCGTCATGGCTGGTGACCGAAGCCGTCATCCCCGCCAATCAGGGCGGATGGTATGTGCGCGAGGCCGGATTGTTTGACCAAGACGGCGACATGATTGCGGTTGCCCGATATCCCGAAACCTTCAAGCCCGTTCTGGAATCCGGCGTTGGCAAGGATCTGTATCTGCGGATGATCCTTGAACACAGCAATACCGAACTGGTGACACTTAAGATCGACCCGGCCATTGTTCTTTCTACCCGCCAGTATGTGGACAACAGCATCGCAGATCATGATGCAGATCCGAATGCACATGGCGACATGCTGGAAGTACACAACGGCGATAGCCAAGCCCACCCGGACTTCCTGCGCCGCAACCGGACCGACACCCTAACGGTAGGCTTCTGGACCACGCCCGTCCCTGCGACATTCGAAGCTGGCAACCTTGTCCTTGATGCAGACGCCGGAAACCGCTGGGCAGCAACCGTGACCGGGCCGGTAACAATCACCCCGCCGACCATGACCAACCCCGCCGACCCCCAAGGCCCGCGCATGAAGCCTGCCGGTGGATCGGCGCGGCTGGAACTGACGATGGATGTTGTTGGTAATCATGGCATCGCATGGGGGTCGGAATTCCGCGTCAATCACGGCCAGATCGATACCGATCCCGAAACCGTCAACCTGATCCATATGGAATTTTCCGGTGCGGTGATCGACGTGCATATCACCCAGCGCGCGGGGGTCTGATCCATGTCCATTCTCTTTGACAATCCGCCTCCGGCCATAGGCTGCGGTGATCCCGGCGATCCGATTGATTTCGCGTGTCTTTATGCAGGTGCACAATATTTCCATCGCACGCCTACTGTGACCGGCAATCGGCGTCTGGTCTGTTTCTCTGAGTGGGTAAAGAAAACCGATATTGGCCAAGGCGGGATGATTTTTGGCTATACCAGCGCCGCCAGTCAGAATTCCAACTTCCTGAACGCCGTAAGTCTTTCTACAGGTGAATTGCAGGTGTCTCTTGGCACCGGGTTGACAGTGCAGGGAACGGTTAAAACAAAGTCAAAATATCGGGATGTCGCCAGTCATTCCCACCGGCATATCGTATTGGACTTGGACAACCCGATTGCATCGGAACGAATTCAGATCACAATTGATGGTATTCGTCAGCCTGTCGATATTCTGACTGCTGTTGCTTCAGTCGATCTTTGGGCCAACGTCGCCGGAATTCCATTCTTTGTCGGCGTGAACAGTGGCTTCGGTTCCGCAAACCTGTACCGCAATGAGATCGCCTCCGAAACCGCTTGGTTTGACGGTTTTGCACCGGCTGCAACCGAGTTTGGTTATTTCAATGCTTATGGCGACTGGATGCATAAAGCGTTCAGTGGCAAGGGTGAAGGCGCTGCTGTTTACGGTGTGAACGGCTTCCATCTTGATTACGCAGACCTGCTGGACATTGGAAAAGACGTGTCGGGGAATGGTAATCATTTGTCCGCTTTTGGTCTGACGGCCGATAATCAGGTTACAGACACACCGACCAATAATTTCGCGACCCTCAACCCGCTTTCCAAAACGACTTACGCAGGCTTGACTGATGGCAATCTTACGCTCACGCCGACGGCAGTCGCACAAGATGCGATTGTCGGCGTCACGCAGTTGCCACGACATGACATCTATTTTGAATGCGAAGTCAGCCAACTGGTTGCAACCAGCTACGGTATTCTGGTGGCCTTGGACAATAGTGACGGCCCTGTCTATGGTTATCGTGGTCTTTATGGGAACATAGACGGCTGGGCGAAGCAGATTGACGGTTCGGCGACCTTGCTTTCGGGCGTTCCGGCGGCTTGCGATGTTATTCGGATAGCCTACAAATACTCTACCGGCGAAGTTTGGTTTGGTGTGAATGGTGGTTGGTTTGAAGGTGACCCGGAGGCCGGAACCGGCGCCAGTGCCACCGGCATTCCCTCAGACGTCATTTTGAAGCTTTATACCTACACCAACGGTGGCGCTGTTCAGCTACGGTTGAATTTTGGACAAAGGGCGTTCGATGCACCAATTCCAAAAGGCTTTGGTACTCATTCAGCCGCCGCGATGTCTTGCCCGGAAATCCTGAACCCGGATGACTACGTTACAGCACGCATTCGCACCGCTGGCGACGGCGTGAATGACTTGCCGTTTAACCCAATCACGAATGGCGCTGTTGTTATCTCTCATCGGCTGGACATCGCAACTGGGTGGCGGGTCAATGACAGTGTTACCGGCACAGTGTGGGAGACGAATACGGCCAATGCGGAGCTGGTCGAACCTGATGGCCTCACCTTCACCGACGACGGCTATGATATCGGTGCAAATGCCGCATATCAGGGCACGCGGATTGATTACATCTTTCGCCGCAGCCCAAAGGCCGGTTTCGATATCGTGCCAATCAGTCATGTCAATGGCACACCGACCACCGTTCCGCACAAGGCTGGTGGGATCATTGACTTTGCCCTTTACTTCCCATGTGCCGGTGGCAATCGCCGCCTTTTCCACAAGGCTCTAGGCAGCAATGCCTATATCCGGCTGAACAATAACGCGGGGTCTGATCCCGCCGCGATCAGCGAAACCGGTTGTTTCCAGTCAACCGCCAACACTTTGACGCTGGGTTCAAACACACCCACCGGCGATGGCGTATTGTTGGTCTGGCGTTCTGTTCCGGGCCTTTCGGCCTTTGAAAAATACGTTGGGAAAAACTCCGTTGACGGCGCTTTTGTGCCCTTTGATTTCAGCCCGCGACTTTGCATGTTCCGTCTGATGGGGGCGGCGGAAAAGGGATTGCTTGTGATCGACGCTGACCGCGACGAAGGAAATCCGGTTCGCGCCGCCCACGTTATGTCTACTTCGGAAGCCGAAACAGTGACTGCGGGTGACGGTTTCGACATGAACAGCAACGGCCTGAAGTTCCGCGCAATCGGTAGCGATTACAGCGGCCTTGGAAACGATCACATCATCTGTGCGTGGGCGCAAACCCCCGGCAAATTCGCGCGTGCGCGATAAAAAGGAGACAGACCATGACAGCGCTTTTTGCGATTTGTGACCAGAATTGGAACCTGACCGAAGCGGTCAAAAGCCCCAAAGGGATAAAGGCGGTAACCGGCAAGCAGTTCGGCGACGCCACGCAATGGACGGTCGAGGAATTGCGGGCGAACTTCGTGCTGGTGATCGATCAGGGCGTCATCCCAGATCGGGAATGGCAGACGGTGATCGGCAATCCGACCGTCGTGATTGATGGTGATCCAGAAGCCCCGGAAACGATGACCGCCACACTGCAATATTCGACCCAGCCGATCAGCCTGAATGCCGCCAAGGCCAAGCTGGAAAGCAAGGTCAAGGATTACAAATTCCGGCGAATGTCTGGCGGTATCACGTTTGACGTTGGTGGCACGGCCTATGTCGTGCAGACCGACGAAAGAAGCCTTGCGCTTCTGGATCGCATCACGGAACGGGCCAAGGCGAACCAGCTTGAAAACGGCCAGATCGTGCGCATGGCGGATAATTCAAGCCCGCTTTTGACGCAACAGCAGATCATTGATCTGGACCTTGCTGTTAGCGCGATGCTGTGTGACTGCACAGACGCGCAGACCGAACGTGAATACGCGATTGATGCACTGCCTGATGATCTTCAGGCGCATATCGATTTTGACTGCACTGCCGGTTTCCCGGCGTTTCCTGAAGCCACAACGGAGTAACCTGAATGGCAACCGATTATCATCATGGTGTGCGTGTCATCGAGGTGTCGGAAGGCACCCGCCCGATCCGCACGATCGAGACTGCCGTTATCGGTCTGGTCTGTACCGGGGAAACGGCGGATGCCGAATTCTTCCCGGCAAACCGGCCTGTACTGGTAACCGATATCAATGACGGGATCAGCGCGGCTGGTACGGATGGGACCCTGCCCTATGCGCTTGATGCCATCAAGGATCATGGGAATCCCCTGACCGTTATTGTCCGTGTGCCTGAAGGCGCGGACGAGGCGGAAACAACGACCAACCTGATCGGTGGTGTCGTAAACGGCAAGAAAACCGGCATGCAGGCCCTGACAGCGGCAAAGCCGTTGCTTGGTGTCCAGCCGCGCATTCTGGGTGTGCCGGGACTTGATAATGCGAACGTGACGGCAGAACTGGTTTCGATCGCGCAGCTAACACGGTCGTTTGCATATGCGTCCTGTTGGGATTGCGAGGATATCACCGACGCCACGGCATACCGTGACGGATTTGGTGCGCGTGAATTGATGCTGCTCTATCCCGACTTCGTCAATTGGGACACCGTCAACAGCACGGAACGAACCGCTTCTGCTGTTGCCCGCGCCCTTGGTCTGCGTGCCCAGATTGACGAGGATATCGGTTGGCACAAGACGCTTTCCAACGTGCCCGTCAATGGCGTGTCGGGCATTAGCAAGGACGTGTATTGGGATCTGCAGAACCCGGCGACCGATGCCGGTGTTTTGAACGCTGCCGATGTCACCACGCTGATCAACAACAAGGGTTATCGTTTCTGGGGGTCGCGGACGTGTAGCGCGGATCCGCTGTTTGCTTTCGAGAACTATACCCGCACAGCACAGGTTCTGGCCGATACGATGGCCGAAGCCCATTTCTGGGCGATTGACAAACCGATGCATCCGACCCTGGCACGCGACATCATTGATGGGGTGAATGCCAAGATGCGCGATCTGGTGGCCAATGGCTATCTGATCGGCGGTGAGGCATGGTTCGACGCGGCCAAGAACAGTAAGGAAAACCTGAAATCCGGCAAGCTGATGATCAGCTATGACTACACACCGGTGCCGCCGCTGGAAAACCTGATGTTCGAACAGAAAATCACCGACGACTATCTGGTCGATTTTGCGGCAATGGTTGCCGCAGCCTGATCGAACCATAACCGCAGCAACAATTAAGGAGCTGGCATAATGCTGCCCATGATTATCAAGAACTGGAATGCCTTCATTGATGGTGTCGGCTATGTCGGCATTGCCGAGGAAGTCGTAACCCCGGTGCTGGAACGCGTGACGGAATCCTATCGTGCGGCTGGTATGCTGGGCGAGATCGAACTCGACCTTGGTGTCGAGGCCATGAAGCTTGAAATGACGTTGGCCCAATTTGACAAAAACGTCCTTCAGCAGTTTGGCATTCGTGATGCGTCCGGTGTCGGTGTCCGTCTGATGGCGGCGGGAAAAGCCGACAGTGCGGACAGCAACGTCGATGCGATCGAGATTTCCGTACGCGGTCGCTGGAAAAAGATCGACCCCGGCACATTGAAGGCGGGCGACCTTGCCAAAATGAAGGTCGAAATGCCGCTGACCTACTTCAAATACACGCTGAACGGAAACGTCCTGGTCGAGATCGACATGATCACCGGACTTGAAAAGGTCAATGGCGTGGATCTGTCTGCTGCCCTGCGCCAAGCGTTGGGAATGGCAACCTGATCTGACAACCCGATCAAGAGGCAGCGCCGGGGGGCACAAACTGCTTTATCTTGAAAGGGACCACCATGACCAAGAAAACCAATGACGTTGCCGCCGTAACCGAAGCCAGCAAAAAAGACAGCTTTGATCGCGTTCTGGCCAAGCCGCTGCCATATGGTTCGGACAACACACTGGATAAACTTAATATCCGCCGCCCGATGAGCGGTGAACTGCGCGGTGTCAAACTGATCCAGCTTTCTGAGATGGACACCAATGTCCTGTTCACCCTGCTGCCCCGTATCACCAGCCCGGCGATTACAGAAGCCCATGTTCAGCAGCTTGATCCAATCGATGCCGTGATGATCATGCAGGATATCAGCATAAATTTTTTCTCGACGTAACCATCCCCGACGATCTGATGATGGCGTGGGGCATCATCATGAAGGCCTTTCCGGGATCCTTTCCGCCGAAGGTCTTCAACGCCATGTCGCTGGAAGAACTGACCGAAACCTATGAATTGGCGGTCCAATTCCTTCAGATCGAGGCCGATGCCCAACGTGCTGCCACGAAATCCTGATACCTGACAGGACTCCCATGACCGATCTGAAGCTTAATATTCTCATGCAGGCCGCCGACAAGGTCAGTGCGCCTTTTCGACGGATGATGCAGTCAAGCGGCCAGCTTAAAGGCCAGCTTGGCGAGACAGCAGGAAAGGTCCGGGATCTTGAACGGGTATCAGGAAACATTCAGTCGTTTCGTGACCTGAAGGTTGCCGCACGTCAGAATTCAACGGCCCTTGCGGCAGCACAGGAAAAGGCACAGCAGCTTGGCCAGCAAATGTCTTCAACAGACAAGGTCACGCGCAAGCTGCGATCCGAATTCAATGCTGCCCGCAAGGAAGTTGACCGGCTGAAGAATGCCGAACAGCAGATTGCCCAAAGCACAACCGGCCTGCGTAACAAGCTGTCAGCCGCGGGCATTGACACCCGCAGGCTTGGCGATGCGCAACGCAAACTGAAATCCGATCTCGATTCCGCACGCATGGCCGCCGACAAGCAGGCAAAGGCCCTTGATCGTGCCCGCCAGAAAACCAACGCGCTGGCCAATGCGCGTTCCAAAATGCAAAACACCATGCAGCTGCAGGCCAATATGGCACTTGGTGGTGCGGCGGGTATGGCGGCGGGTGGCGGTGCCTTGATGCTTGGCGGACGCATGGCGTCAGCCGGGATCAGCTTCGACGAACAAATGTCCGCCGTAGGTGCGATTTCCCGCATCGACAAGGCATCCGAGGCTTTTGCCACACTCCGTCAACAGGCGCAGGATCTGGGGGCAAGTACCAGTTTCTCGGCATCTGAAGCCGCTGGTGGCATGCAATTCCTTGCAATGGCAGGGTTTGAGGCATCCGAGATCTTGCAAACCATGCCTGGCATGTTGGATCTGGCAAAGGCAGGCGCCACCGATCTGGCGACAACAGCGGACATTGCATCCAATGTCCTGTCCGGTTTCGGAATGCAGGCCGGTGACATGAACCGGCTGGGCGATATCCTGACTGCCACCTTCACCCGGTCGAATGTCAATCTGTCGATGCTGGGCGAAACGATGAAATACACCGCACCGATTGCCAAGGAATTCGGGGCATCGGTTGAGGATGTGGCCGCCATGTCCGGTTTGCTTGGGAATGTCGGCATTCAGGGCAGTCAGGCGGGTACGGCGATGCGGGCGCTATTTTCACGCCTTGCAAGCCCACCTAAAGAGGCAAAGGACGCCTTGGCCGAACTTGGCGTTGCAACAATGGACGCCAGTGGCAATGCCCGGAACATGGTGGATATTCTGGGCGATCTTGCCAAATCAACCGAGGGACTTGGATCCGCGCAGCGACTGGCGCACCTGACGGCGATTGCCGGACAGGAAGCCGGGGCGGCCTTTGCCACCCTGATTGATCAGGGCGGATCTGGCGAGATTACAAAGTTCATCGATGTTCTGAACAATTCCATGGGTGAAACCACCCGTGTCGCCCGCCAGATGGGAGATAACGCAGCCGGGGATATCAAAGGGTTCTGGTCTGCGGTCGAGGGCATGAATATTTCCCTGACCCAGACCAATGATGCCCCGCTGCGCAGCCTGATCCAATCGGCGACCGAAGTTGTCCGATCTGTTACGGGCTGGATCCGCGAAAACCCCAAACTTGCCGGTGGGTTGGTCAAGGTTGCTGCGGTAACGGCTGGTCTGGTCTTTACAGGTGGATTGCTGGCCACCACGGTTGCCGGATTGCTTGGCCCGTTTGCCATGGCGAAATTCGCCTTTACCGCCTTGGGGATCAAGGCAGGCATACTTGGCAGTGGCATGGGACTGGTCGGCAAGGGGATCGGGCTGGTCGGAACGGTTGGGAAAATCGCGTTCCCGATTGTCTCTGGCGGCATTCGGGCCATTGGCATGGCACTGGCGGCCAACCCGATTGGCGCTATCATCATGGCCATCGCGGCAGCTGCCTATCTGCTTTATCAATACTGGGATCCGATCAAGGCGTTCTTTGTTGATCTCTGGGACGGGATTGTCAGCGCGTTCAGTGTTGCGTGGGACTGGATCACCAGCAAGCTGCAGGCATTGGCGTCGCCCGTCAAATGGCTGTCGGATGCCATAGGCGGCCTGTTTGGCGATGGCAAAAAATCGGAACTGGTGGTCAAGAATGATGGACCGTCTGCCGGTGATACCGGTGCCGCCATCCGTAATGCCGCATCAAGACCCGTGCGCATGGCTGCCGTAGCCCCCATTGCAGCCGCCGTTGCAGCAGGCCCTGCGATGGCCGCGCAACCGAATAGCGCCCCTGTCGTGGCGTCGCAGGATACCTATCAGATCATCATCAAAGCCGAAGCCGGGGCGGATCCGCAGGCCGTCGCAAAAGAGGTTGCTTGCCAGATTGAAGAAATCGAACGGCGCAAAAAGTCCCGCGCCCGTTCCGCCCTTGCAGACAGGACGAATTAACATGCTGCTATCCCTTGGACTGTTTGTCTTTCAGCTGCGCACGATGCCCTATGAGGAACTTAAACGTTCGACCGAATACCGCTGGGCATCGAACAACCGTTTCGGCAAGGCACCCGCCCATCAGTTTCTTGGTGAAGGCGAAGACGATCTGACCATCAATGGCAAGCTGATGCCGGAACTAACGGGCGGCCCGGTGCATCTGGACAAGCTGCGTGAAATGGCGGCATCGGGCAAGGCGTGGATCCTGACGGCCGGCAATGGTGATGTGCTTGGGAAATGGTTCATCCAACGGATCGAAGACAACCGGTCACACTTCATTTCCAATGGGGATGCGCGAAAGATTGAATTCACCATTTCGCTAAAGCGTTACGGAAATGATGACAACGGCCAGCTTGGCAACCTTATGGATAGCAAGTCATGATCCCGGCCTATCAGATCCTTGCCGATGATACGGATGTCACGGTCAGCATGGCGCGATATCTGACCATGCTGCGCATTGTCGATAAACGCGGTGTTGAGGCCGATGAATGCGAGATCGAACTCGTGGACCCGGATGGTACCCTAAACCTGCCAAGGCGGGGGGTACGCCTGCAGATCATGATGGGTTGGGAAAACAGCCTTCAGGACAAAGGTTCGTTCATCGTGGACCAAGTATCGGAATCCGGTCCGCCTGATCGCATTACCATTACCGGCTGCAGCGCCGATTTTCAGGGGGCCTTCAAGGTCCAGCGCGAGGAATCCTATTCCGGCAAAACCATTGGACAGATCCTGACCACGATTGCCAAGCGCCACAACCTGATCCCTGCGATCGAGGAACAGCTTGCCGGGATCCTGATCGATCATATCGACCAGACCAACGAAAGCGACCCGAACTTTCTAACCCGTCTGGGCACTGACTATGACGCCATTGCCACGGTCAAGGCAGGGCGATTGCTGTTCATGCCGGTCGGCCATACCAAAACGGTCAGTGGCCTTTCGATGCCATCTGTCACCATCAACCGCGACGACACCGTCAGCCATCGTTTTCAGATCGCAGATCGGGAAGGCAGTTATACCGGAGTGCGGGCGAAATGGCGCGACCACAAAGCCAACACGACCAAGTTTTCCATGGCAGGAACCGGGGAACAATGGAAGACCCTGAAACGCGACTATCCAACGGCGGTCGCGGCTTTTCACGCGGCAAGGGCTGAATGGGCGCGGATGCAACGCGGTCAGAAAACCATCAGCCTTGATCTGGCGGTTGGTAATCCCTCCATCCACGCAGGCCAGCCATTGCGGCTTGCAGGATGGCGGGATGAAATCAGCGGCACGTCATGGGTTACCGGCGAGGTAACGCACGCATTGACCGAAAGTGGGATTACCGCCTCGTTTGATGCTGAAGAACAGATTTAGTTGGCAGCAGACGTCTTCCATCCCATGGCCAATGCACAAATTGCAGCAAACCCGCTAACCGTTTGAGATTGCAAGGCCTCATTGTCCGCAGTGCTTTCGTTTATACAAACAACCATGTCTGCAGCTTTAACCTTGATACCATCCAGTCCGAGTTGATGCGCCTGATTGTCACCCAGCAAGGCCGTTGTCCAATCGGCGGCAGTCGCCAGACGGTTCGCATCGTCCGATGCCTGCCAAACTGATACGGTGGATTTATGAAGCGTTCCGCCCTGATACCATTCCTTGGAAGGTCGCTCTGTTTCGCCGGTGCTGGCATCGTCGTTATCGGATGATGCAGAAATTCCGATGCCAACGAATAGCAACAATGTCACCGGCACCAGAATGACAGCAACTCGTTTGCGTGAATTGGCCCATGCTAGCTTCGGCTTAATCAAGCCCAATACCAGAAAAGTGATCGATGTTAGGAATAGGACGAAAATTAAAACAGTCACCTGACGCTCCATTATTCATTTTGAATAATCTTCTATTTGCCGATCAATCAATAGACCCCCAAAAACACAATAAGGATCACCACCCACAACAATGCCGTATGGGCGCGATAACTTTTCTTGACGGGCCGGGACTGACTGATAAGACACATTGCGCGGTCCCAAGACTTTTGACCACGCGGTGTTTCGAAAACTCTCGCACGACGCATTTTACTACCATATCTAAGGGCACCGGTCTCCGGCTGGAGCGGGGCTAGACGGCTACGGGAAAAGCCATATGTCTGGTAGTGCAACGTCCCTTGCACGAAGTCGGTGGGTTGTCCCGCCCACCGGCTGCCCGTTTAATTAAAAAACTGAAATTCTTTTGAAGCGTCAAGCTGTAAATCGTTTATTTACAACACCCTATACGTAAACAGGGCACCCCTACTCAAAGGGCTAGGCGCATTAACCCCATCAATTCAGACAGGTTCAATTTGCCATTGTCGTCCCTGAGTTTGTCGGGCTCGGCCTCAAGGGCATCATAGACCGCAAAGCACAGCTGCGCCTTGACAGCGGGATCGACCTTGCGCTTGTGAATTTCCATGAATTCATCAACCGCAACCATGACATCGCCCATCAGATCGCGCTTGAAATCGTCAAAACCAAACAAACTGTTGGGTGTTTCCTGAAGCGTGTTGCATAGCCGCACCAGCGCATGGAAGTCCGGTTCACGGCGATCCTTTTCATAACCGTACAGGGTTTGTGCGCTGGACAAGCCAGATGCTTTGGCTACTGCATCAGCCGACAAACCAAGGCGTTCTCTTGCCTCGCGCAATTTTTTGCCTATTTGGGGATCGCCCTGCAAATCGCACACTTCCTTTGTTTTTTCTCTCATAACCTTACCTTGCCTCCATCACCTACCAACAAAACGCACTTGCCTTTGTTATTCGTTTTGAATAATTGTGGAAACTCATTGCTACACTATTAGGGGGTGAAATGCTGTGGCCATCAACATGGATATCGGACAGGAAAATTTCGCGGAGACGCATTCTGCCATCCTGCGCAGATACGTCGGCGATGCCCGGCGTCAGGACAACAGCCGCAAAATTCTGCTGCAGGATCTGGCACCGGCAATCAACAAACATCCCCGCACCGTCAAATCCTGGAAGAACGGCGTAACCTGCCCGACAATTTCCGACTGGCGGTTTCTGGCCCGCGTTCTTGGCCCGCATTACGTGAATGATTTTCTGCGCCATGCGGGTTTTGGCAATGCCACCCCGCTGGAATTTTCCGCTTCCACTCAGGTTTCGGGCAATCACGCGCAATATGAACTGGCCCTGCGTATGGCATCGCTGTCCGAAGCGATGCTTGACGGTCACATCGACCGGATAGAGCGCAGCCATCTTATCCCGCAATTCGAACATCTGGTTTCGATGCTGAACCTGTTTGTCTGGGGTCTCAAACAATCGGGTTCATCTGCGCCGGGGGGCGCACCGGCAACAATCAGAAAGGATTGACCCATGTCTGCCTCCGGACACAACGCAATGAAATGCCCGCACTGCGGGTCGCGATGCCACACCACGAAAACCCGTCAGGTCACCGAACTCTATCGGGAGGTAACACTGGCCTGCAAAAACCCCAACTGCCTGCATGTTTTCGTCGCTGAAATGACAGCCATCAAAACACTGCGGCAAAGCCTGATCCCCAAGCCGGAAATCAAACTGGCCTGCTCAACCATGCTTTCAAGCGCCAGCCCGGCCTAATCACACAACATCGGGGGACACGATGCATTCCAGTTTCCACCACGAAAAAGCCCGTGCCTTGTCGGGCACGGGCCTCTCCTTGCAAAAGCAGCCGGGATCAAATTGCGCACATAATATCGCCCGCTCCCCCGTTACAGGCAGAATTTCGCCCGTTAGAAGGGGTAGATCACTCGATTTTTCTGCAACGATGTCCCCATCACCCCGATGGAAAGAAACCACAATGCAGAAAACTTCAACTTCGATCACCACATTATCATGCGGACGTTGTGCGCCTCATGATCTCGCGTTCGGCCAGTTCGGCAAAAAACGCGGATCGATTGGTCGTGATCCGGTCGATGGTTTCAAGAAGATGGGAATCCAGCGTGATATTGGTGCGCACCATCACGCCCGGCATCTTTGCCGGAACCAGAATTTTACCAACGATCAGATCGGCATCGTCGGCATCCGGTTCAATCGTTTCGAACGGTGTCGGCAACGGAATTTCCATCGCGTTGTCCCGCATGGTTTCCAAATAGACAGGCAGAAGATCACGCGCATTGGCATATGCGCCATCCACCGTGTCAGCGAATGTGATACATCCCGGCAAATCCGGGAACATAACGGTATAGCTGTCATCATCCTTGATGACAAAAGCAGTGTAATTGCGATCCATTTCCCTATTTCCCTCCGCTGGGGAAGCTGCTTAACGCAGCTTCACACCAGAAATCTTTTCGAGCGCCCGGACATAACCCGGTGGGTTGTCCTTGCGCGGATGAACAATTGTCAGAAGTGCCGGGTGATCGGGATGTTTGTAAATCCAGTGATCGCCCTTTGTCCTGTCATGAACCCATCCGACGGCCTCTACCTTCTTGATAATCTCTCGACTGCTTGGCACTGCGCCCCCTCTTGCCTCTCGTTGATGTGTGTAATCTACACACTCACGTGCGGCGCGTCAAGCGGAAATGTGCATAACGCACACTCTTTATACTTGACGACATTTCGCAACAGGCGTATGGTCCAACATATCGGCGGGATAAATCTGCCGAGGGAGCGTAGAAACTCCTTGTCACGACGGTTAGCCGTCACGTTAGTTGCGGCTATTTTTGTGTCCGGTTTCCGGGCACAGCATCTCGCTTATGGCGGGAAGGCGTGTTTTCCAGTGCAAGCTGGGGAATATGGGTCCGTGCAAACGGTCTCAGGCGATACAACACCCTTCGGGGGAAAGCCGCGCGCCTGCCTCGTGACAGGTTTCTACCTTCCCGCCGCCAGCGTGGTCGTGGAAAGCCTCTCTGGTGGTGTTTTGAAACGCTATCACGAGGGCTTCAACATGACCGACAAACTCATTTCCTTTGATCAGCTTGAAACAGTTGAACAGGCAGCGATGCTGCTTAATCAGCTTTACGACGGCCTTGAAGGCATCGCGCTTCTGATCGAGGGCGGGCACAAGGAACAGGCCGCCTCGATCGCCCGCATGGCCACCACGGCATGCCTTATGGTCACTCCCCCGCTTGAAAACACCATTGCCGATCTGGATGACCAGATCGACACCACCCCGCGCCAGCCTTTGGCATGGCCGATGGACGGGGGTGCCCAATGACGCCCGATCCTAAAATCACATCCGACGCGGCCTTTACATGGGCGGCATTCGGTGCAGCGGAATCCTTCCTGCATGCGCTGTCACGCAACAGCAAGGGCGCAACATCCTGCGCCGGATACATCCTTGATTTTATCGCGGTTGGCAGGCTTGACCTGCCGCCGCACCACTTCATCGACAAGACAACCGCGCTTTATCCGTGGCTGGAACCTTATCGGCACAAAGCCAACCGAATGATTGAACACCTACAGGCGGAACGGGGCCAGACATGCGCGAAATGACGGATGATGTCAGGCTCGAAGTCGTTTCACGCCTGACGGCGGACTATGGATTTAAACCGGTCAAGGATTGGCTGCGGCAGGGCCGTTGCCCTTCCTGCAACCAGCGGGAACTTTTTGTAAAGGCAACCAGCCCATGGGTGATCAAATGTGGCCGCGAAAACCGGTGCGGCCACACCGCCAACGTCAAAGACCTTTATCCCGATGCGTTCGGCAAGTTCAACGAACGATATCCGGCCACGACCGAGGATCCGAACCGAACAGCGGATCGCTATATGGACTTCGTGCGCGGGCTTGATCCGAAAAAAACAAAGGGTTGGTACCGGCAGGGCAAGTTCAGCCACAGATGGGGTGATCGTGACACCGCGACGGTGGTATTCGACATTAGCCGCGGCGAAGGCATATTCATGGAACGGTTGATTGAAACCGTTCGCATCACGGACCCCAACACGAAAAAGGTTGATGACCGTCGCGCCAATTTCGGCACCGTTCCCTATAAGGGCCGCTGGTGGACACCGCCCGGTCAGAAGCTGAAGGACGGGGACGAACTCTGGATTGTCGAGGGTTGCATTGATGCCGCCACCTTGGCGGTCCATGGCCATAAGGCTGCGGCAATCCTATCGGCCTACAATCTGCCGGATATCGAACTCGACAAGCTGAAGAACAAAAACATCACCCTGATATGGGCGATGGATAACGACCCGGCAGGCAGACGCCACATCAACAAATGCGTCCGCCATGTCGAAAAGAACAGCACCAGCCTGATCAACAAGGCTGCATTGATCCCCCAGACCGACCGCAAAAAAACGGACTGGAACGATGCGCACCTTGCGAATGCCCTGAATGACAAGGACATCGCCCGGTACCGGTTCCATGGTGATTTGCTTCTGGCGAAATCGCCAATGGATAAGGCGCTTCTGGTCTGGGAGCGGTACAAAAGCCGTAATTTTGCGGTTGAGTTTGAAACCCGGACCTACTGGTTCACGGTCGTTGCCGAAATCTACAACGCGATGATGACGCAACAGGCGGATAACGGTGTCACCGGGGTCGACGCCGAACGCAAGGCCGTTTACAAAGCCGCCCGCCTTGAGGAAATCGCCAACTGCAATTTCAAGTTCCTGTATTTCCAGCAGGACAAACAGACCGACGAAAGCTGGTACTACACGCGCATTGAATTCCCGCACGGCCGGCATACGATCAAGAACACCTTTTCCGGTGGTCAGGTCGCCACGGCCAGCGAATTCAAAAAGCGCCTGCTGTCGATAGCGCCTGGCGCACTTTATACCGGCAATTCGGTGCAGCTTAACTGGTTGGTCAAGCACTATCTCGACAACATCAAGATTGTCGAAACGACCGATTTCATCGGCTATTCCAAGGAACACGGCGTCTATGTTTTCAACGACCGCGCCGTTTATTCCGGCAAGGTTGTCGAGATCAATGACGAAGACTTTTTTGAAGTCGGCAAGACCTCTATCAAATCACTGAACCAGTCCCTGCACCTGCATATCGGGGAAGCCACGGACTATAACGATAAATGGCCAGAGCTGGTTTATTCGGCCTATGGGGCCAAGGGACTGATTGCCACGGCATTCTTCCTTGGCAGCCTGTTTGCCGAACAGATCCGCGCAAAACAGAAATCCTACCCATTCCTTGAAATCGTTGGTGAAGCCGGGGCCGGTAAATCCACCCTGATTGAATTCCTGTGGAAGCTGGTCGGGCGATCCGATTACGAGGGCTTTGATCCGAACAAATCGACCCTTGCCGCCCGCGCCCGCATTTTCTCTCAGGTATCGAACCTTCCGATCTGCCTGATCGAAAGTGACCGCGAAGATAGCGCCAAGGCCCGCCAGTTTGATTGGGATGAACTCAAGACCGCCTACAACGGACGCGCCAGCCGTGCGCGTGGCCTGAAGAACGGCGGCAACGAAACCAGCGAACCGCCTTTCAGGGGATCGGTCGTGATCAGCCAGAACGCAGCTGTGAATGCATCCGAAGCAATCATGCAGCGCATTATCCACACCACCTTTGACACCAGCGGCCACACACCCGCTTCAAAGGGGGCTGCAGACGCGCTGGCGTCCATGCCGGTGGAACACGTCAGTTTCTTCCTGATCAAAGCTGTGACCCGTGAAAATCAGGTTTTGGAACATGTGTTTAAGCGCACATCCCATTGGGAAGCGGAATTGATGAAATTCCCGGACCTGCGGTCAAACCGAATTGCCAAGAACCATGCGCAGCTGATGGCGCTGGTAGAAGCCTTGGCAGAATTGACCAACATGCAAAAGGACCGGCTGGAAGAAACGCTTGATGCCCTGAAGATGGCAGCGGTCATGCGCCAGAAGGCAATCTCTGCCGATCACCCGATGATCGAGGAATTCTGGGAAGCCTATGACTACCTTGGTGATGAAAAACTAAATCATTCGATGGCGCTCGAAAACACGATTGCGGTGAACCTCAACCACATGCAGTCGGTCGCACATCATCACAACCAGCAACTGCCACCCCTTCAGGATCTCAAAAAGATGCTGAAGCAATCGCGTACCCGCCGCTTCCGCGAGATCAAGGCCGTTCGCAGCCACAACAAGGCCTTCCCGAAAAACACGGTCAAATGCTGGATCTTCAGCAGGGAGGGGAAGTGATGACCGCCTATTACAACGAGATTGATCCCTATGCGGCCCAATGGCTTCGCAACCTCATTGATTTGGATCTCATAGCACCCGGAGACGTGGATGAACGTTCAATTGTCGATGTTCGACCAGCTGACCTCAGAGGATACACCCAATGTCATTTCTTCGCCGGGATCGGAGTTTGGTCATACGCCTTGCGACGGGCAGGATGGCCCGACGATAGACCTGTCTGGACCGGATCCTGCCCTTGCGGACCTTTCAGCCAAGCAGGCCAAAGAAAGGGGTTTGATGACGAGCGGCACCTTTGGTCTTACTGGCACTTCCACATTGCACAGTGCCGCCCTGACACGGTCTTTGGTGAACAGGTTAGCAGCACCGATGGCCTCGCTTGGCTCGACCTTGTTCAAGCTGACATGGAAGGAACGAACTACGCCTTTGCAGCGCCCGATATCTGCTCTGCGGGCGTCGGTGCGCCGAACATCCGGCAACGCTCATACTTCGTGGCCTACAGTATCGGCAACAGACTTCAAGGGCGGATACACGGGAGGCCGGATCCGAAACGGCAAATTCTCGACCGACCAACTGGATGTCACGGCGCAGCTTGCAAGCTGGATAACTCCGAGTGCCACGGACTGCCGACGAGCGGGACAGAAGACGGCCAACATGAGCGGCGCTTCACTTGTGCAACAGACACGGTTGACTTCATGGCCAACGCCGAAGGCGTCTCTTGGCGGAACGGACTTTGCCATTGCCAAGCGCATGAAATCGGGCGGCCTCAGTCTTCAAACTGCATCGCAGTTGGCAGGGTGGCCGACGCCCACGACGACCGATGCCAATCGGAAACCGTCCCTGATGGCAACACCTCAAAATTTGACACTCAATCATGCAGCGGCACTTGCCAATTGGTCGACGGAAAACGGCCCGGCCCGACTAACGGCTTCTGGCGAGATGCTGACTGGCTGTTCTGCAGGGATGAACGTTGGCGGCCAGTTGAACCCGGAACATTCCCGCTGGCTTCAGGGATTACCCAAGGCTTGGAGCGAGGCCGCCCCGAACAGGAAAGACTGGCAATTCGTGCAGCAAGAACTTATCGGCGCGGCACTCTGAAAGGATACGGAAACGCACTGAATGCCGAGTTGGCAACAACCTTCATCACTGAGGCGATGAACTGCATTAACGACCTATCAGGCGAGGCACAATCATGAACATCAACGCTGAAAAACTCGAAGCCGTAGTCAATACCACAATCCGCAATATCCATAACCATGGCGCGATAGAAGGCCGCGCCTTGCTTGGCCTGATCGGCGACCTTCAGGTGCAGCTTGTTGTCACATGGGACGATGAAAACCTTATGGACGACACCGATCCCGTGACCGCTCAAAACATCTGCATCACGTCGATTGAAGGAGGAAACGGCTATGCCGATTAGTCCTGAAAATCGTGCGCGGTACCCTGATAACTGGAACGAGATCAGAAAAACGATCCTCGATCGTGCCGGCAATCGCTGTGAATGGTGTGGGGTGCGGAATCACGCTTGGGGAATACGCACCTCAAAGGGCGAATTTGTTGCCCTTGGAAAGCACCCGTTGCAAAAGGCCGGATACCACAAAACCCCTTTTAATCTGCAACATCGCGGATCGGCACACCGGGTGGTGATGATCGTGCTGACAATCGCGCACATTGACAATCCGGATCCCGCTGACTGTCGACCGGAGAACCTCGCAGCCCTTTGCCAGCGATGCCACAACATCCACGACGCACCAATGCGCAGGGCAAATGCGGCCATTACCCGTCGTTCCAAGATGGCGGTTGGTGACCTGTTCTCGACCGAGGGAGGATTTGATGCCTGATCCCGTCCGCCCTCTCGACGATCACTATCGGTCGACACCTTGCACGTTTCGCGCCCTCGCGTCGGTTGAAAGTTTCCCCGGTGGCCTGCATGAATTCTGCGCTGGTGATGGCATCCTTGCCGCGACTGCAGCGGACATCGTTGGACCTGAAAACGTGGTGGCCACAACAATTGGCGATGTGTCCGGTCAGAAAACCTATTTTCCCGTAACTGGAAACCGGGACTTTCTGAAACAACGGGAGCTGATCAGGCCCAACCTGTTCAGCAACCCGCCTTATGGCCGCCTCTATGGCCAGCGGATCGGAAAAGCGCGTGCTGCGACGGCGATCATACGCCATGGCATCGAATTGCTTACAGAAGCAGGGCCGCGAGGTGGGAAACTGTGCTGCCTTCTAGATCTTCGATACCTGCTGTCCGAAGACAGAAATCTGGACGACGGGCTTTTCATCAACTATCCGCCCGCCCGCGTTCACGCTTTCATCGACCGGATCACGATGTATCCCGCTGCATTCGAAGGCACGACCACACGGGGCAAGCAATCCTTTGCTTGGTTCGTCTGGGAATGGCCATTCCTGCGCCCAGGGCACGTTCCACCAATCACCTCGCGCCTGCATGGCAAAGCGTTCATCCATCCGACCGACAAGGAACGGTTTGATTTGAGCGATATCGTATCAGGCAAACAGGAAATTGCGGAGGCTGCGGAATGATTGATTGCCCTATTTCCGAACCATGTCCGCTAACGACAGATCCTTTTGCATTGGAAGTCGATATGGGCGTCTGCCCGTTGTGCCGGAAAACATTTCAAGCTGCCGGCCGTCATTCCGAGTTACCGCCAACCCTTCTGGAATTGGCAATCATGGATGCCAAAAACAGGGAGAATATCTGACATGGCCGATAACGTCGTTTTTGAGAAAGAGATCATTAATCCGTTGGTCGACATCACCTCGTGGGATGATCACCAGTCAATTGTCGTCGGAGTTCATCGGAAATTCACGTTCAACAGCACCGCCGTTCAATGCCTGATCGAAATCCAGCAGCCAGACCCTGATTGCCTTGATGATTTCCGGGTTGAAGGTGATTTCACTGAAATCTGTGCAGAAGAAACAATTCATACAACCGCATCAGGCGCACGTCTTCTAGCGCAGGCACTTTTGGAGGCAGCGGATGTTGCTGAAAAGGCCATGGCGGGAGAAACAAGCCATGAATGAACTGATCCAAGATGCACAGCATGCAATCGCGACCCTGACACTCGAAACAAAAACCTTGCATCATGAGATATTCGAACTTCGCCGCGCACTGAAGTCGACCACGCAAAGCAGCATTCCAACATCAAATGAAATGGCGCTTCTTTCCCGGTCACAGCAAATCGGCATCATGGAAAGCCGCGCAAGGTGGGAAGAAATGCGCCATCAGCTACAGGTGATGACCAACCGTCTCGAATTTGCAAATAGTGAAATCGGACATTGGAATAACCGGATATTCTGGGAAGGGCAACCGCTGCCTGAAGAGCTTCCCGAACTGGCCTTGAGCGTTCGCCAACCTTGGGGCCACCGGATCCTGTTCGAAGGCAAAGACATCGAAAACCGGGACCGTCGCACCAAGGTGCGCGGCACGATCTTTGTTCATTCCGCTTTGACGATCGAGGAAGAAGGTCAGGAACTTGCCGAACGTTTGCGCTTGCCGGTCGGCGGACTGATCGGGACGATCGATATTGTTGATTGCGTATCGGAATCCGATAGCAAATGGTTCTTTGGCTCATATGGATATGTGCTGGCCAACCCGCGACCGATACCGTTCGTTCCCTGCCGTGGGATGCCCGGATTTTTCCGACCGGACGTGGATTGGGATTCCGTGAGGGCCACAGCATGACACGCCGCGCAACAGTGACAGAGACCGAATTAAAACGTGCACTTAAGGTCGCAACTTCGTGTGGCCTGATTATTTCTGAACTGGAAATGACGACCGACAAGGTCCGTATCAAATTCGGACCAATTGACGAACCGGAACTTCAAGCAGAAACTACCGGACCTTTAGCTTGGCCGGAGCTGGACGATTGAAGATCAAATTAGCGGGACTTTGGGCAGAGAAATTGCCTTCGGGGCAGGTGCGTTATCGCGTGCGCGTCGAAGGCAACCCGTCCAGAAAGATCCGCTTGCACGTCGCTCCGGACCATCCGGCTTTCATGGAACACTACCACGCGGCGCGGGCGGGGATCGAATTGCCACCCGAACCGGATCTGGTTGATCGCACTGTCCGTCATTCACTGGCATGGCTGGTAAATGGCTACCTCGCACATTTATCCGACATGGTAAAAACAGACCAGGCATCGCCTCTGACCCTAAATCAGCGCGAAAGCCTTTTGCGCGAAATGCTGTCAATGAAGACAGACAAAGGCGAGAGTTATGGCGATTTTTCCATGCGAATGCCGTCCAGCCGCATGCTATCAATCCGAAATGGACTGATGAAAACGCCCGGAAAGTCGGCCAACATGGTCAAGGCCATTCGGGGCCTATATAAATGGGCCTTTGAAGCTGGCCACCTTGAAACCAACATTGCGCGAGATATCTCCAAACCCCGGATGACCAGCAAAGGTGCCATTGCGTGGACCGTTGATGATTTGCGCAAGTACCGCACCACCCACGTCCCCGGTACCGCAGCCCATCTATGCCTGACACTATTCATGTTCACGGCCTGCCGGATCAGTGATGCATACCGCCTTGGTCGCGGCAATGAAGTTCTGATCGATGGTGAACCTTGGCTTGCCTGGCATCCCAAGAAAAAGGGTTCTGCGTTTGTCGAGATTCCAATGCTTCCGCCTTTGTTGAAGGCAACCAGAAGAATGACGGTCATCGGGGAGAGCTACCTTATGACCGAATACGGTCGCCCCTATCAGTCTGCAGAAGGTCTGCGCAACCGCTTTAAAAAATGGTGTGTTGATGCCGGTTTGGGACATCTGTCAAGCCACGGGATCAGGAAGGCCGCAGGCACATTGCTTGCCGAAGAAGGATGCACGACATACGAGATCATGAGCATCCATGGCCATAGCGAAGCAAAAACATCCGAAATATACACAAAAGCCGCCAGCCGAAAGAAGCTGGCTCAAACCGCCATGCGCAAATTGGAAGGCATGGAATGGTAA